TTTAATATTGCCCTGAAAGCGTATATTAATGAACCAAACAGCAAGCCTCTGGATATTAAAGAAATACTCTGTTACCCGTTTAGTGGACAGAGTGAGATGTTCTATACTTTTTTTGCGACCGATGCCGGAGCCCGGCTAAGCCCCATCCTTATTGATTACAGCAGCGTCAGCATCGAAGTACTGCAGGTCGCGCTCAGTTTAAAATCGTTTAATCCCCTGATCCGGATCTTTATTTTTGCCAAATCAGGCTACCCGTTGAGCGAGCTCGAACGCAGCCTCGCCATTGTGCTCGGCGCAGAGTTCATCACCAGTTTTGCCGGGCTCAGCGCTGCCCTTGCCCGCGGTCCGCGCTTGACATCGCCCCCCGCCGACAAGCTCTATATCGCCATACCTGACAGCTATAACCTGACCCGTAAGGAAACTTTTTTAATCAGCCTGCTGATGGGGGGAATGCCGTTGTGTCACGTGGCCAGCACCATGCAGCTCACGATCAAACGGGTCTACTACTACCGTTCACGCGTCCTTAGCAAGCTGGCGGTGAAAAATAACGTGGAACTGATGAACAAAGTTCAGGGGATGGTGTTGCGCCACTACCGACAGGAGACAGGCCATGAAATCGTATCTCTACGCTAAAAATCGCCTCATGTTGATTATCCTGAGCTGGCTAAGCGCAGACGAGGCGTTGCCATCTCGTCATGATTTCCAGCAGACTGAAACCATCCTCAGCACCCTGCATATACCGTATGTGCTGAAGCCCGACCTTGATCAACTGAGAGCTACGCTACAGCCATTACTCGCCACGCCCAGGCCGCAGGCCTGTGAGGTAGGCGCTTTTCTCAGCGCCCTGTTGGCGCTGTATACCCGGTTAACCGAATATACCGCCGTCGAGCACTATCTGCTCTCCCGGCATCTCTGAGTAGTAACCCGCCTGGGCAGGAAGACGCCGCGCGCCTCCTGCCTGTAAGGCATTACCTTAGCTCAGCAGACCGCTCGCCGCGTCGGGAGACGTAATCCCGATAGCCCTCGCCAACGTAAATCTGCCGTGGCCGGTAGATGGTCAGCGGCGCCTGGTGCATCTCGTTCCAGTGCGCCACCCAACCGACCGTCCGACCGACCGCGGTGACCACCGCAAACATTGACGAAGGCAGATTCATCGCTTTAAGGATCACCGCGGTATAGAAATCCACGCTTGGCGACAGGCCATTGTCCACAAAATAGGGGTCGGTCAGCGCCACGTCCTCAAGGGCCATCGCCACCTGCAGCAGGCGGTCGGACATGCCTACCTCCGCCAGCACCCGATGGCTGGTTTCACGCAGGATATCGGCGCGCGGGTCACGGTGACGGTAGCGCGAGTTGCCAAAACCCAGCCGGCGAAATGCCTGCGGATCGCGCTTCGCCTGGCGCAGAAACGCCGGAACCTGATCGACGCTTTCAATCTCCTCCAGCATTCGCATGCTCGATTCATTTGCTCCGCCATGCATCGGCCCCCACAGCGACGCCAGCCCGGCGGCGACGCAGGCGAATAAGTTCGCCCCGGAGGAGCCCGCCGCGCGCACCGTAGTGGTCGAGGCGCACTGCCCGTGATCGGCATGCAGCACCAGGATCTGGTTCATCGCCTGCTCGATAACCGGATTGAGAACGTATTTTTCCGCCGGGATAGCAAACAGCATCTGCAGGAAATTACCGGCATAGGAGAGATCGTTGCGCGGATACGCCGCGGGTTGCTCAATGGTGTACTTGTAGCTCATGGCGGCGATAGTGGGCATTTTCGACAGCAGCCGGGTGGCGGCCAGCGCCCGGTGCTGCGGATTTTCCACGTCCAGGACGTCATGATAAAACGCCGCCAGCGCCCCCACCAGGGCGCACATCAGCGCCATCGGGTGCGAGTCGCGACGAAAGCCGCTGCACATGCGGGCTATCTGCTCGTGGACCAGAGTATGGCGGGTGATGGTCTCGCGAAAGGTTTGATAGCTGGCCTCATCCGGCGCGTCACCGTTCAGCATGATGTAGGCCACTTCGAGAAAATCGCACTGGCGAGCCAGCTGATCCACCGGATAGCCGCGGTGCAATAGCACGCTGTTTTCCGTATCGATCCACGAGATCGCCGACTGGCATCCGGCGGTGTTGGCGAAGCCGGGGTCATAGCTGCAGAATCCGGACTGATTTAGCCCGCGCATGTCAACTCCCACCGGCCCCCGTGTTCCCGGCACCTGCGGCAGGGCGAGGGGCGGTTGTTGTCCGGCAAAAGAAAGCGTTAACGGTGTAGTGCTCATCCTGTTAGTCCCCCAGCAAGCTTATCAGCGACCTGAAGTCATTCTTCAGGCGGAAAGACCAACATAACCAATGTGATGCCGCTTATTCATTGATGTCATCACTATAACCCTGACAAAGAGGATATTTTGCTGGCCTTCACGGGGAAACAGGCCGTCTTTCCCCAGCCCACCGCCGGATAGCGGCACAAATCGCCAAGGATAAAGGCGATCATCACTGTCAAAATTTACGTCGAGTAAAGAAAGGATGAAGAGGAGCTACCATGAATTTTGTGCTGTCGATGACCCTTATCTGCATCGCCATCGCCTGGCTGATGATGAGCCTCCTGCCGGTGTAGATGCACCGCTAATCGCCACGCCAGTGGTCTGGATAACCCCTCCTTCAATTGATTTCCGCCGTGGTCTTCGCCTCTGAGGTTTCACAAGAGCCATATAAGAAGTACTGGTTGCATATCAGGCTGTTGCGTTTTCCCGCCGAGGGGTAGGCTAAAGGCCCACTGTTAAGGAGGTGATATGTCTGGACTTATTAATCCACATGCGGCCCCGGAAGAAGCAGCCTATGCGCTGCTGATTGAGCTCGTTCGCGCCCAGCGCGTGCCGCAATATGAAGGCGAAATTTCCGGCCTGCTGGCGATGTACGACGAAGCCGTTAAACACTTTAAAGAGAAAGAGACCGAGCGTTAGGCGTGGACATCGTGGTGCGAGAAAAGCGTGACGCCTGCGGAAGCCGCGCAGGCGTTGGCTGGATAGCGGCTTGGGTCATCAGCTGCCGCGGTAGGTAGAGTATCCGTACTGACTGAGCAGCAGCGGGATATGCAGTTTTTGATTTTGCTTTGTAACATTGAAAATAACCGGAATCACCGGGAAGAACGTATTCATATTTTGGCTTTTAAAATAGTCACCAGTTTTAAACGTCACTTTATACACCCCCGGCTCCATATTCTCCGCCTGCGGATAGAGCGATTTAATCCGCCCATCGGCATCCGTTTTACCGGTGGCGATATGCTGCCAGCTCTCCCCCTGCTGTTTATCCAGCTCAATCTGCACCCCCGGTGAAGGGAGCCCGGTTTGCTGATTAAGAATGTGTACGCTGAGCGTCCCCTCTGGCGCCGCCAGCGCGCTGAAGCTGAGTAGAGAAATTACGGAGGCGATAACTAATTTCATAATCGTAACCTTATTGGGCAAGTGAAAGTGCCCTAACTATAGTCAGCGCGGCGGGGAAAAAAATTAAACTTTTTGTTATCAGTTTGAGTTGATGGGTACTGTCTCCACACACAACACGCTGAACCGGTTTCCTCGTAAGAAGAGGAAGTGTCTTATGAGTAGGTAGCCCCGTGCTCTTAGTAACAGGATACGGTGACACTAAGTCTATCAGGCAGGGGAAATAGATTTGCTGGGTTCAAATATCACAAGGTAAAAAGATATACGCCGTGGCCTCTGCCGCCTCTACCAGAACAGTGCTTACTGCAAATAGGCTGCAGTATTCGAAATAATCATTTAATATTATTTAAACTACTATTCCAGTGTAAGTAATCACCTGGTTCAGATATTGATCGTTATCATTGATTCTCTTGTCGCCACGCCTTAACCATCTCCTTTGTTACCTCTTTCTTGTAGCAAATAGGTGAGTACCCACCAGCTTTGCTCCAGGCACTGCGGCCACCGCACGAGCTGCCGTTCCGGGCGGTATTGAAGGGACAGGCACAAGTACCGGGGTAGGATGCGACAGAGTCATCAATAATCCTTTGACTGACCTGATCATCGCTTAAGGAATTCGATTTGGCGATGGAAATATCTGATGCAAAGACGCACACAACAGCGAATACGGAGATGGCGACGAATTTGATGTTCATTCGGATCTTTCCAGGCAGTGGATGAACATCGAGGGTATGCTTTCAAATAGTGTTCAATATTGATCTATAACAACTGTACTTCACGCCAGCTTAAAATGCGATATTTAACCCAGTCAGACAGAACCTAAAGCTATAATGACTATTAGCCTGTTACCGGCAACATATTTTCACATTCCTGCAGAGCGCTTATTCTGCACTCAGCTATAACCAGCATTAACCATTCTGTTCGATATTACAGAGCAGTAATGCTGTACTCTGACTGGCCATCGTCCGACAGATACTACAAGACATTAGAATCATCGAAATGGTCCGTCGATATGCTCACCTGGCACCTAACCATTTAACTGAGCACGCACGTCAAATTGACTCAATTTTTGCAAATTTTTGCAGAAGATGTCCCAAATATGTCCCACAAGGAAAAATCAGCGACTGGAGGAAGTTGATAAGTGATTGATTATTAAATGGCACGCCCTACAGGATTCGAACCTGTGACCTACGGCTTAGAAGAAAGTAGAGCGTTAAATAACACACTGTAATCACACATGTTTTCCGCGTTCGCATCCGGTTTTGTGTCGTTTCGTGTCGTTTGAATACATCCCTGTCTTTATCGTGCATTCCTGTCACGCCACATCTACGACACAGAAACCACGAACTCTTCCACTCATTGACAGCAACTAAATAACCGCATTGTCCTGGCGCACATCGCAGATAGTAAACGTCACGATGCCGATGACAGTAACATTGTCCAGGGCTTCACCCTCGATCGCTTCACCATCTTCGGTAATCAGCGACTTTCCTCTCAATGTGGCAAGTTCCGTCCCGCCGCCGTGCTGGATCAGAACCTGACTTCCCTGCTTTGGCTTCAGGGAGATATCCAGCACAACGTAACCGCAGAAATCCTAGAGCGGAACACCTACAGCCTTAGCCCACGCCATCCACTGAGTGGCGGCTTTTGTAATTTCATCATCTGTCAACGCAACAGTGTGTAAAGCAGAAAATCGGTGAATCCCTGCGTTCGTTAGATCAGCCTGGTAACTACCGCCGATACGCAGTTTTGCCCCCAAATCCGCCGGGTCGCCCATATCTGTTGTTTTCTCTGCTGACAGAGCTTTGTTCAGGATTTGAAAGTCCATTTTTTGTCCCGATTTAAAACGCGCGCACACTAAATAGTTTGTGTTTGCCAGCAACCCACCGAGCGCGACTGTACGCTGCGTCGACACGCTACCGTTGAGAGTGTTTACCGAAAAGTTCAGGGTCATGCTGGTAGATCCAGGCTGCGTTCTGAGCACTACGCCCTGCGTGGTTCCTGAGCCAGATTGCCGGGGCCCGTTAAAATTGCTGAGCAGCAGAATCTGTGAAAGGGTCGGACAGTTGAAGATTGTGAAAAAAGTAAAGTCCAGAGGCTGAAGAATACCCGTATCAAGCAATGTGCCTGCAGGCGTAAACTGGACGCCATTTTCCTGCACAACAGGCGAACCCAGTACCGTTGCAGCTACCCCATCCGGTGCGAGGTTTCGACCGGTTTTATCTGCCTCTCCATAAAAATTCAAATATTTCAGGCCACGGCGAACGAGCGGGTCAAAACCCAGGCCTTTATCACCAAAATAACCCGGAACAATAATACGCGAACCCATAATTTGTTTTCCTTAAATAGCGATTGCCTGGCGACGAAATGCCACACAGGGGTTATTCAGTGGGTATGGACGGTTTACCAGCTCTGGAATATTTGATTCCGGATATTGCCCTGTCCCTTCATGAAATTCGTAATTCGCAACAGCGACCGTTGTGTCGCTGTCAAACAGATTTCCGTTACCGTTACTTCCGGTCTGGCTGGCGTACCATAGATAAACATCGCCGGTCGTTTCACGCCCCAGCGTAATATCGACTACTGTATCGGCTACAATTTCGACACGCGTCACCGGAACGTCCCCGGCATCGTCAGTGACTCTGAATCCTTTTGCGGCATACGTCGTCGGAGATGAACCCACGTAGCATGATCGAAACTGAAGCGGCGGGCTCCACACCAGGAAATCCGCACGCAGGAATGTTCCGCTCAGCGTGACTGACAGGGGTTGCAGTGGACGCCAGTTCTGGCGACGATCAATTGCACGATGGAGCACTTTTCCGAACTGCATTCCCAGCCAGCGGTAGCCGTTCGCGTCAAGATGGCCACCCTTGTCGGTGACAGCATACGCCGGTGATGCCATCATTACGTTTGCATCTGCTGCACAGATATCGAGCTGAGCCTCGCCAATGCTCATATTCGTGCTGTCGCGCGTCCAGCTGCCGCTGGTCTGATACAGCACAGTCAGGGGGGGCTCTGTCTGCCCGGTGATAGCGGTAGTATCGGTAATGACATCATCAATGAGCTTTCTCAGGAGTGCTCTGTATTCTGCGCGGTCTGTCGCCCCTCCTTTTGTGCTGTCATAGTTATATTCATTGCCAAGATATAAAAAACCCACCACGCCGCAGGTTTTACCTTCGGCATCAGCAATGGCTTTAATCTGGGTAACGGCTGAAATGATCCGGTTGTAGAATCCCCAGGAATGGCCTTTAGAGAGATGTTCAATAATCTGCCCGCCCACACCGCAGTTCACAGCCACAATTTTGCGCTCATCCGTTACCACTCCCCGGAACTGTAACTGCATTTCCCGCCACATCCACATCGCGCCAATATCGACGGTTTCACCGAAATTGTTAGCCCCACGAGGCAGTGCGGCCACAGCCTCATCGGTCATAAGGTTTCCGCCGTCAGGAGGGGCGATTAAATCCTGCACCACCGCACGGGCTGATCTGATTTCAGCTCCGTTCAACGGCGTAAATGTTGAACCATTCTCATTTTTTGGCCGGACGGAGTCACCGAGCATATTAATGTTCAGAGTAGCGCGAATGTCCTTGCTCAGTGCAGCCCATCCCTCATTCCCGTTACTCAGCGACTGGCCGTCTGTGATCAGAATATTGTAATCGTAAACCGGCCGAGCAATACGCGTATTAATTTCGTCTCGTGCGGCAGCAGCAGCGGCAAGATTTGCTGCATTTCTGCGTGAAATGTCATCTACCCCATCGTTATTCTGATCGCTTTGCTCACCATTGAGATTCATCAGGACAAATCCCACACTGTCGCGAAATACAAAACCAGAAATATCCGCGTCAGATTCAGCACTGAATGCCTCAGTCACCAATCGCTGCTGCTCAACGACAGGCTGAACACTGTCAACAGAGCTGAGCAGAGGAGCCCCTATTTGCTGAATAACGAATCCGACGCTATCCCGGAACACAAAACCATCAATAAACTCATCATACTCAGCCGTCATCGCATTGCTCTGAATTGCATTCAGGCCGAATGCCGCCAGACGAAACCCCGCCTCATCATTAAGTGTCAGTAAAGGAGAATCAGCATCATCAGTAGCAATGAGAGATGAGATATAGTCAAGAACTGCCTGGATGGCCGCTTGAGAAGGCATTCTACGCCCGGTTGCTGTCAGCGTCCCAGCCACATTCATGTACTCGTCAGCCAGCGCGCTGCTGTCCGGGCTACGCACATAGGTGCTGCTGCCTTCTGGAATATTAGCGATATCCGCTTGCGCTTCCGCTAAGGTCATATACTGCCGGCTAAGAGGGATCAGGTTCTGTCGCGTTTCTTCAACGACTTTATCCCCTTCCGCCTTAATTCCGTCTACGGTGTAGTGCTCTCCGCCGAGGCGATCGGTGTATGTCAGCTCTGTACTGGTGACAACTTTATCCAGCATGGCGCCTGCATAAACTGCGTCCCGGATATCAGTGCTGGGTACCGGGTTGTCGGTTGGAGTTGGTAACGGTACTTCTGCCATTGTGCATGTCGCCCTATAAAAGGCGCACGAAGCCCTCAGAAGTGAATCTGATGGTGTGCGCGAAGGTTGGTAATTACTGCTGTGTGTTACGGATAAATCGAGTCTGAATACTCAGTCAGGGAAAGCGTTTGAGTATCGTCACCGTTTGGTTTTGCGCTATCGACGCGCCAGATTGTGGAGTTGAGTTCCGAGTCGGTAGCGATGAAATACCGGCTGGGGTTTTGTACCGTACTGCGGTCATAAATGGCCAGGTCGAAGGTATCGGCTGCAGCCTGAAATGCTTTTGGCTTGCCGCTTACCGGATAGGCCCGCCAGCGACCGCGGTAATTGCCGAGACTGTCAGTCATCACCACCCACATATCGCCGAGAGAAAAGTCGATACGCTCTGATGTCGAAAACACGTCGCCGGATCGCCCGGTGATATAGCCTGTTTGCTGCGCGTTATCGTACATGTCAGGACACTGAACCACCGTACCGCGCACCACCTGAGTCGACTCCAGCACTTTCACCGTCATGGTCAGGCGTGAGTAGAGAATTTTCCTCGCCTCAAGCCAGGCCCTGTCGGTTGCCTGAGTGGCGTTGCGGCAGCCGTCCAGGCTGATCTGCATCGCGTTAACAGTAGCGTCGGAAATTTCACTTATTCCGGAGGTCCCCACGTTTAGGTATATGTAGGTCTTTTTGTTAGTTGAAGGGTCGACGTAGTCGAGCGTCACGCCGTCATACCCACCAGGTAAAGACATTTTCCATGACAACTTGTAATCTTCCCAGAACATATTCGAACGGGCGAAAACCGCATCTGGGTTAGAAACCCTTTCATCACGCCAGAATGTAAGAACATCACCGATCCAGTTAAAACTAACGCGAGCTACGTTACAGATAGTCTGTATTCGCTCACCTAGCGGCTGATTTTCATCGGAAAATGTCCAGTCAAAATAACCAAGCTGAGCATCTGGCAGCGAGTCTTTAATGGCGTAAAGCGAAGGTAAATCAAGCCTGGATGGATCCTGTTTGCCAATGATCACCCACTCATGTAGTACGGCGTCAGCAAATGACCTGCTGGGCCGCAATGCAAAGTCAATGCCGCTTGACGTCCATGATATGACCTTCCTCTGCACCAGACAGTTATATTTACGATCTGACGCTACAGTCTGTGTTTCCGTCTGTCTGACAGTGACCCTGACAATTGTGTCATCGGTATATACTACGTTTTTACGGATGGTTACAGCATGCGCGCCGGACAAATACAGTACTGAGTTGCTGGCCGAGTTATTGGTTCGCTCAGCTCTAAAGGCATAACGTCCAAAACCCGCAACAGGTGTTATTTTGTATGTCCGGTAAATGTAATCCTGATTGCCTCCATCGTTATGCACGTTTACATCAATGCTCTCTTCGGTACCAGGTATCTGGTTGTTATCGGTGTCGACCTGCCACCATGTGATACGGGCAGGCCCGTCATATCCGCCTGCTTCATTCGCGTAGAGGTGCACCCAAAGCTGATCACCAGGGAGCGCCGCAAAAAATGGCCCAACCGCAATAGTCGAATACTGAGTCAGTGTGAAAAGAGTGCTGTTTACCGTGGCGTCTGCTGGCAATCCCTCAAAGTCTGGACCAGACAAATAGTTAAACCAAAACTCATAGAATTGTTGCGGATCGATAAGTGTCCCATCATCTGATAGCGCAGAGTTAAACAAACTAGCAGATACATTAATGTTTTTTGTTACCAGCCCACTGGCTGTATTATATGACACATTTACAGTGATTGTGACCGAAAATGGTTTTGGAGAGTCATAGAAAACATCAAACTCATTTTGTTTTTCAATTTTTGCATAAAACTGGCCTCCAGCGAAACTACCAGCCAGCAAATTATTCGTCGTGGCTTGATTAACGATATTTGATGTCTGCTCGTTGGTGCCAGGAAGCTCCTGCCCATCAACATCGTCAAAGGCATATCCCTGAATAATCTCTGGGATTACCGTGCCTGGATGATAAACTTCATAGCTGGCGCCGGCCATAGCTACCAGAGAAGATTCGGAATAACGTACTGATGAAATATTGTAGTGTCCATAGCCTATCTCCATCCACTCTGTAACCATTTTATTATTACTGATGTATTCAAACATCGATTCCTGTATGAGATCTGGATAGGCTCGTACTTGACCATAAATATTCGGCCTACCTTTATATAGACGGGCCCGGTTGGTCTGCTGGGTGACATCATTGTTGGGCGACTCTCCAGTTGCAACAGAAACGCCTCCGGATTTTGGTGCAAGACCGAGCAATTTCATTGCGCCAGAGAGAATTTTTGTGACCGGTCGTAATATGGTGTTGATCAGTTTCCCTACCCCACCCTCTGGCTGGTCGAATATAAGGACTACATCATTTCTGCACAGCGGATAAGTTATCTCGAAGTCGTCATCAAGTTCTCTGCCGTTAAGCTTAACTACCACATCATTGTGCAAATTCAGAGAATCAAGTAACTCAGCTAGCGGCGTTCCTTCCTCCGCAACTCCACGATGCTTTGGCGCGCCAGGAAGGCGTTGTAATTCATATCGAACCACGCACCATATACTCCACGCGGCTGTATACTTTAAGAAGCGCCAGCGGGTTGTCGCTGCGCACGAAACCAAACTCCCCACGGGAATGCAGGCACTTAACGGGGCTTGTCATTACGCCAATATGCGCCGGGACTTCACCACGATAGAAAACCGCAATGCAACCCGACACCGCTGCTGGTATCGTTCGCCAGTGCTCCACCTCCTGCTCATGGCAAGTAATGAAGTCAGCCCCGGCTTCATACGCTGGAATATGGTGTAACTCAAGTCCCAGCACATGCCGGTAATACAGAACAACCAGCGCCCAACAATCCATCGAGCCAAAACTGCAGGAGCGGTTAGCCCACGGCTTGCCGGTAACAAGCCGGATAAATTCGTCTTGCGTCATGAAGTTTTCAGTCCTGGATAAAGTTCTGTTGTGTAAATAATCGGGTTGGCTAGCGTCAAAGGGTTGGTGAACCCAGCGTCAACAGTCACATTGTTTGCGTCAGCAGAGATGTCACTCACATACAGCGTCCAGTCTTTCAGGGATGATGCATCGCCGATCGCGTTCCACTGCTGATACAGGCACTTAATCGGCGTCATACGCGCCGCCCCGCGCCAGCTTTTCAGTGTCTGCCGGACATGCTCCGTCGCGGCGACAAAGGTAATCGTCATGGATATCACTGCCGTTCCGTCCTGCGCCGGCTCGGTCACGCTGAACCGCGCAGGCTCGAATGAGTTCCCGCCAAACGTCGCCGGACGAAACAGGTTATTTACCACCCGGTAATAACCAAACGCAGGGTGATAAAACTCCACCGTTTGTTTGATATCGCTTGCCGGCCGCCGCTCTTTCCATTCTCTCAAAGTCGGCATTAGTCAGCCCTCGGCATCACTTCGGTGATCAGGTAATCCAGCCAATAGCCGTAGCCCGGCTGCGCCTCGACAATCCAGTCGTCATAGTCCTCGGTAATGTCCTCTATACCGTTGCTTATAACCGTTGCGGTCCAGGTGACAATGTTGCCGTTTTTGCTGGTCTGCACCGGCATGTCGACGAAATGCAGCGTCTGCTGCTGAACGCCCTGCGTATCACCCAGGTCGATCGGCATCTGGAACCAGTTGCGTCCGCGGTCGCAGTAGGTCGGCGATCGCAGCCATGACTTAAACCGCTCGGCCTGGGCAAGCGTGAATATCCACTGCAGCGTCCAGGTTGCTTTAAGGTCCGTAGTGATCGGCGTGATTATCAATGGACCGACTGCCGTCTGCGTCGTCTGCCAGGCTGTATCCTGCGTCATATTCTGATCGGCACGCTGGGGCAGTGGCAGGAACGGAGGGTATTGAACTGTTGCCACGTTTCCTCCGGGCATAAAAAATGCCGCGGCTGCGGCACTGATCTTTTATCAGGATATTACTAAATGTGTCTCGCTGATACTGTGTATTTTTCACACACAGCAAGAGAGGTCATATGTCTTACACGCACAGCAGGGATTACATGGAGGGAGGATCAATAGTTTCCGTTCAGTGCTCCCACCAAATCAACGTCCTTGTTATGGATGACGCTGCTTATAACCGATATAAGCGAGGTGAAGGTTGCAAGGTCTACGGAGGGTTCTATAAACAATTTCCTGCCAACATTGTGGTGCCGCACTCCGGTCACTGGAATGTCGTTCTGGCTCTCCCTGCCGGGCATCGCGCTACATACAGATATTCAATCAACGTAATCAGGCAATAGCATCTGCCCTTTCGCCTGGAATAATGCCTCCTCAAGGGCGGCAATGATTTTCTGCTGTGTGCCGTCCTTCAAGTAGCCCAACGACGCCATCCCCTCCTGTTTATCGCTGTCGCGGTACCAGATAACCTCGCCATTAACTTCGATTGCTACTTTCATTATGTTCACCCATTAAAAAACCCGCCGGAGCGGGTTTGGTTTAGTTATTCAATTGCCTGCGGAGACTTAGGAGTATCTTCGATTATAATGTCGAATTTTTTGATATCCCCATCCTGAGGCGTAATCTTAAATTCAGAGTTAGCCGGGATGATCCCCTCCACAACACTCCCGTTAACCATTTCCAGACGGAATTTTACCGGTCTGTTTTGGCGGAAAATGGTCGTCTTGCCTATCTCCATACCCCTACTAAAACTTTCTCCAGGCCCATAGATATTATCTTTCCCCATCAAAACGCTCCTTTTGCTTTACGAGATAACCCAAGCGTCGATTGTAGCGTGCTGATGTAAGGCCCATTGCGTTCCGCATCAGAAATCAGGAATTCCAGCACATAATTACCGTCATTCTGAGTGGCCCCCATGTATTGCGGCTCAGCATTGGACGCTTGATTGTTGATGACTACCTGAACATTCAACCCGCCGCCGCCCTGCATATCCTTATTGCTGATGACCTTCCCGTTATCACCGGGGATCATGTACTGCTTGCCGGTGCTGGCCTGGTAAATCTCTGGCTTGCCTTTCTCGCCGACCTGGTACAGGCCTCCGGCTGATACCTGGCCGCCGTTGTAGCGAGCACCGGCAAGCGCAAGCCCGCTGGCAAGCCCAACTGTCGAACTGATACCAGCTGCAGCCGGGCCAGCGTTAGCACCGAACGAGGCGAGCGATGCCATCGCGGCCGCCGGAGCCCAGGCCGATGCGGTAGTTGCCGCCAGTCCGACTGATGTCGCCACCGATGCGGCGCCGAGCGTTTGACCGAGGATGTAGTTTTTCAGCGCTTCGACGCCAACCTGGACAATGCTGTTGATCACGCTGTTCAGGATGGTATTCCCAAGAGACTTCATTGCCTCCTGTGCTGACATTGTGCCGGTTAGCAGGCCGGTGATTGCATTGGAGGCATTCCCGCTAAACGCATCCACCGCACTCGTCAGCATGTTATAGCCGAGGCTTTGCTGGCTGAGGATTTCCCATTGAGCTGCGGTCCTCTGCTGCTCGTACTGCGTGTCGGCTGCGTTTTTGAGGGCCAGCGCGTTCTGATGGGCCAAAACGCCCTGCTGCTCAAACTGCTGAATCAGCGCCAGCTCCTGCGCGTGCTGGTTGGCCAATTGCTGCACCGGGTCAACTTCTGCAAGTGCCTGCTGGGTGGGGTTAACCACCTGCTGCGAGCGTATTTTGGCAAGGTTGGCCTGATGCTGCTGCTCCATCTGCTCAGTGGCTGCGTTGTATTCCTGCAGATCAATCTTCCCGGCGTTCAGCGCCGCTTTCAGGTTCTGCATGGATTCAGCGTAGGATTTATTCTCAGCCTGCTCAGGCATGGCTTTGAGCGCTTCGGTTACGCCTCTTGCTGCCGCGGCTGCATCCCACGCTTTAGCTGCGTATTGCCCAGCCTCCTGAATCTGCGCCTGAGTTGCGGCGCTGCCGAGTGACTGCTGCGCACGCAATATCGCGCTGTCTCGGCTCAATTCTTGAGTTGAACTGGCTGCAAGTTCAGACTGCTGGCGCAGGTTTTCAAGTTTTTGGGAAACTGATTCTGCGGCTGATGCTGAACGCTTGTCTTGCTGCTCTCCCTTTCTCTGAGCCTCCTGGCGGGCTTCTTCTGCTTTCTGAAGGTCGTAGTTTTCTCCGGCCAGATCGCCAGCCCTTGATATCTGGTTTGGGTTATCAGTGACCTTCGCTGCCTGCATTCTGGCTTTTGTCACTGCTCTTTGGCGTTCATCCTGAATTTTCAGTAACTCGTTCTGCTCTTCGAGGTTAAGAATTACTTTGTCGCCATCAGCGGTAGGAGGAGAAACCTGCAGCGCTTTGGGGTTGAAGTTTTGTCCAGCCTGATTTGCTCGGTTTATTTCATCAGCAGTGTTGCCGAAAGCCTTCGCAACCGCGCTCTGCACCTGCTCAAGTGACCAACCCTTTTGGATCAGCCCATCATGCACACCCATTGAAGTGAGCATGTTGTTTGTTAGGGTCCTGTTAGCTTCCGCTGCGGTATCCTGAGTTCTTGCCAACTTATCCTGCGCGTTCGCCAGATCACGCGATTTTTGATTCAGCTCATCAGTTTTATCTGATGCGATTTTTAGTAATCCGTTGCCTTGCTCTATTGTTGTTCCGAATTGCTTCCCTCTTGCGGTGTAGTCATCAATCTCACTTTTAAGTTTCTTAATGCTATCTTCAAGATCCCTTACATCTTCCTCTTGCGCCTGAATAGACTTATTGGCAACGGCAATTATACCCCTGAGCTGGGTATTATTCATTGCCTTCATTGAGGCATTAACTTTATCCAGACTGTCAGCAAAGCGGATTGCTTCTTCTCTGGCTTGTTGTGCCTTCTGCCAGAAGTAGAAAATAGCAGATGCTGCCAGCATGGCAGCGCCACCGGGCCCGCCAATCAAAGAAAGCGCACCGCGAGCAAGCCCAATACCAACTGAGGCAGCACGTGCAGCGGCAGCCGCGCGTGTAGATGCGGCTGCTTGTGCAGTTTCTGCCTGCGCTAAAGATAACGACGCAGCGCTTGCTCTTGATTTGGCTGCAACCAATGCATCCAGCGCCAGCATTTCAGCTGCGCTCCCCTTAGCTACGTTGTATTCTGCCTGCGCTAAGGCCAGGGAAGATAATGCCGCCTCTTTGTCAGCCACGGCCTTTCTCTTAACTGAGTTAGCAGCGATTAACGCAGACTGGGCTGATTGGTTGTTAGCTGCCGCCTGACGTTGAGCAGCCAAGGCGGATTGAATCTGCGAGGCGGCAGACATTGTCAATGCGCCGACATACCGGCTTCCCATAATTGCTGCTGCAGCAGTTAATGCAGCGCTCAGAACGCCAATGTTTTCACTGGCAGTCACAACTGCATCATTAAAAATAGCGGCACCAGTTTTAACGGTAGAGTTTTCGCCAAAGAATTTAGTTACGTTGTTACCAGCCACCTGCAGTGCCTGGCTGATCGTCGTCGTTGTATTGGCGAACTCTTTTCCGATCACTGCTCCTTGGGATAGAAGCCCATTAACAACCACGTCGGTTGTTAACTTGCCCTGCGCAGCCATGTTCCGCATTTCGCCGATGCTAACGCCCATCGAGTCAGCAAGAGCAACAATCAGGCGGTTTCCCTGTTCGTTTACAGAGTTGAATTCCTCGCCGCGTAAAGCTCCAGAAGCAAGGCCCTGCGACAACTGAATAATCGCGTTCTCGGCCTCTTGCGCCGTGGCACCTGATACAACGAACCCTTGGTTTATAATTGTGGTTAACTTCGCCAGATCATCTGCGCTGGTCCCGTACTGCCTTGTCGCTCTTTCCAGTCGTGCATACAACGATGCTGTGGCATCTAAACTGCCTCTCGTTTGCTGTGTAATGTTGAATACGCGTTCTGTTACATCAGCAAGTTGCTCGTTAGGCCGCAGTGAGTTAGCCAGCTTGTTATTTACAGTTGCCCAGGCATCTGCATATTCGGAAACTTGCTTTACAGAAAGAGCAGCGGCCAAAGCAACGGCTACGCCTGACAGGCTAGACATAGAACGCTCAGTGTTATTCACGGCTCGTGTTGTACCATCGAATCCGCGCTCCATCAGATCAAGACGCTGGTTAACGCGCTGCTGGGCTACAAGAAGGCCCTGTATGTCCATCTCAATGTCGTAATAAATGCCGCCAGCGTTCTCTGCCATATCTTTCTCCGGACAATAAAAAAACCCCGCCGGAGCGAGGTTCTAAGTTAATTACATATTAGCTCTTAGTATACTGACAATGTCTTACCTAAAAGAAAATTTGCTTGCTCAAATCCAATTGTATTAACCTCAGTATCAACAACATAATCATAAGGCCATTTGGTATACCTTGTGAGCAACTTTGTACCGCCATTGATGCTGCCGACAATTCCTGTGACATTCGGAAAGTAGCCATTATCGCCGGAGGCAATGGGCTTACCTTGCCCAACTCTTATATATGCACTTCGCCCTGGGAAATGCTCATTACCTACAATAGCTGAGTATCCTTTTGCCTTTTTAATTATCCTAATGCTTTCATTGGTTATCTCGCATTGTTTTTTATCCGTCATTGAATCTTTTACGCACCCGAACGACCACGCCTGATCTGCCACGCCAACATTCCCTGAACCGTCTGAGTGATATAATGTATAAGGTATGCGATCAATAAGACCATGCTCTACTGCCATTACATTTGTTTCATTCCAGTTCCATATATTACTTGACACCTCACAGGTAATATCCCCACCAGAAACTAACGGCATTTTAGCGAATATACTGGGTTTTATTTTATAGAATATATTTTTGGATTGAGAGTATCTTTTATCAATAAAGTTAGAACAATGTAATTCAGCAATGCCGGGCAATCTTTTTATCTTTTCAATTTCAGACGTGCTTACCGGTGAGCCTGATATTTGATCTCTTTCATTGCTGTAAGAACTCCCGCCCGAACATTTAGCCCACTGCTCTGTGTTTTTTTTTATTCTGTCAGACACTGCAAAGTTAGATCTGTCCAGACTGGCAGCAAAGACCTTTGTTTTATCATCAACAAAAATCATCCCATCCTTCTTTTCAGTCAATGGTGGGGTTACAACAAAAGAACCATCCAGCCTATATGCCGTAAAGGATTTTCCATCGAATATCACATTCGCATTACCTTTACTGAGCAGATTTGGCGGTGTAGACAACGCCCCCACTGCATACTCACATACTAACTTTTCACTAGCCACGGCTGCGCCTGAGACCATTAAAAGGCTAAGTGCAATAAAAATTCGCATATCCCTACCCCCATCAGTAAATGATGCGGCAATCGTAGCAGAGGGAGAGCGATACGACAAAAGCCTGTTCGCTTATCAGGATGTTCAGCGGTACGATAGCAAGGTAGCCTTGAAGCAGGCATCAACCAAGGAATCATCATGGATAAGTTTGACCGTAAACTTCAACGAGAAATACTACAGGCTTGCGTAGATAGCTATCCAGCCGCACCTCTTCTCGAACAATTTAACCTTACAGAAGTAGCAGAATGTGCAGAAAGCAACATTCAGAAGCTATTAGCTAACATAAATTACCTGTGCGAACACGGACTAATTAAAAATAACAGCTCCATAATTCTTAAGGACCGCTCTATCCTCACCCGGATCACAGCAACAGCAAAAGGCATCGACTTCATGCTCAATGATGGTGGTCTATCAGCGATCCTGAACGTCCAGACTATAAAGCTTCATCGTGACGCAGTGGTCGTACTCGAAGACCTGATCGCCATTTCAAACATGAACGACGAACAGAAGGAAAAAGCCAAGTCGACTCTCGGCGAAATGTCGACGGAAGCCATTAAAACCGTGGTACAAGCCGTGACGACTGCAGGGTTATCAAAGCTGCTCGGGCAATGAAGCAACCCTCCTAAGCAAAAACCCACCAACGGTGGGTTTTGCTTAGGTTCCTGTCAATCCATCATCTGGCTCAGGCTGATCAATTAACTGAGCATTGGTGCAGTATCTTTCTTTGAACCTTATCATCTTCGGTTTTGCTTGTTCCGAAATGTCAAAACCAGACAGGATTCTGTCAAAAACAGCTTCAGCCATATCGTCATGAGTCGTAACTTCGCCAGCTGCGTGTTTTCTTTCTAAATTATCAATGCGCCAAATTACAGCTTCAGCATAAACGATATAGCTCGGATGTTGGATAAACCTGTGATCACCGGGTTGGAGAACACATGCGTCATCATGCGGCACGCCAGGCTTAATGCTTGACACATTAACAACCAATATACAGTAACAGTCGTTAACTGGATAATAAACAGGATCGTTGCATATCACATGAAGATGATTGCATGGCCCACTTGGAGCCAAAACCGTTCCTTTTCGATAAGGTTGAAATGTGCTCATGACAATTGAGAAGAAAACTCCTTAAGTTCTTGTGACTCACGCATACTCCTAAGTATATTCTCTACTTCTTCAGGAGTTTTCCCAGCATCGATAAATATTTCACGTACATCTATAAGAGTTCGTGAGCCATGCGGGTCATGCCACTCAGGGCAAACGTTTCTAAGATGAGTCATATCGCGCAATTCATATCTGTTCATATGCCCATATTGTGCATATATTTCATCCAAAATGCGGATATCTGCCCTGCTCAATTCATCGAAGACTTCATCAGCGTCCATCTCTCGAGGGTCGGTTCGTAAGCAGACGTCATGATGATCGGTTTTTATCAAACGATACCAGTAGTCACCATCAATGTCAGCGCGACCACGAATCAGATCCAGTGTAGTTGACATAACCGGACCGTGGGGCATTGAGTAAAGCTTGTCTTCACCCATCATGCGACCATGGCGAATCATTGACTGCCGGTTTGCCAAGTATAGCAGCTTCATAAGCTTCAGATATGCCATGCGCCCGCCGCGTTTAAGTAGCAGGTAAGCAGCCATCTGAGCCACTTTTTCTTCGCTAAACATATTGAACCTCAATCACTTACAAAATACAGAACGGAAAATTGATGTATACATATCGTTTTATTGATTCTGAGTTTATTACCTCAAGGTCAATCCTTCAACCTTTGGTTGAATCTAGCGTGTTCAAAATGGCCTTAAATGTCACTCAAAAAAGCACAAAATAGACGTGTACCAGGACACACCTCAAATCATCGCCTCTTGTAGCGCTTCTGGCTTCGTTTTAGAGGGGGTTAAATCGATCTCACAATTTGTGCGGTATGTGCCATCGATCACGCACAGTATCATTCGGACAATAAAAATACCCTTAAGTACTCTATCTCTCCTGCTGCATCATCGCCTGCCAGCGGCGATCGTCTTCGTCCATGACCGTGTCGTACTCTTCGCGCGTGAAGCCGTTCTGATTGGGGTATTTGGCGTTAATCATCATAGCGAACTCTGTCATCGTGAGGTTCTCTGCCTCTTCCCGGCTTATGCCGAAATGGTTACGCGCCGCCATGATGTAGTCGGCAGCACGGAATTCTGCGGTTGTCTCGTTCGTTTCGTAACGCTGCAGCTTACGCACCTTCGCTTTGCCGATGATGCCGTGCATCATCAGGTTTTGCGCGACAATGACCATACTTTCCGGCGGCATGCTGCCCGGGCGCCAGACAAAGCCACGCTTGCGTGATTTCCCCGGCTTCATCCATCCAACCAAATCGCCGATATCATCGTCACAACATGCTGTCAGTACCGTGTGAGCAGCCATGATCGCTTTGCGTGACAGGAGCCCGCTTTGCATAAACCGCAGGACGCAATCAGGAATTCGGCTGTACTCATCGCGGATATAGGCCTCAGATACGCGCCGCACGAATGGCGTCGCCTCATCATTGCACAGGTCATAGAACGCCTGAACAATCTCCTCCGGCTCTCCAATGCGTGCCATGTTGCGAAACGACGGCCGGAAAAAGAATTCCCGATCACCGGTACCGATAACGCATTCGCCTAATTCTTTAATCGGGGTCATAGTCGCTCCATAAACAGTATCAAGGGCGCATAAACGCCCTTTGTACTATTCACGAAATAGCCTGGTGGTTAACTGATAGTGACCGCGCAGGATGCAGAAGTGATCGTGACTGGAGTCGCGGAAGAATCGGTAACTTCACAGGTATAGGCCCCGGCATCACCGGAAACAGCGCTGGCCTTGTTGAAGGTCGCCGTTGTTTGCCCGCTGACAACCGTGCCGTCTTTCTTCCAGACGTAGGTGTAAGGCGCTCTGCCACCCTCAACCACTACCGACATATTCAGAGCCGATCCGGCCGCCACGCTCTTGGTCGTCGGCAGGTTAGTAGTAAACGCCAGCGCCGGCGGAGCGACCTCAAATACCACGGTGTCTGCATCAGCTACTTTCCACTCTCCGGAGAAGGTGGAAATATCCGTGGTGCCGAAATCACCAGACCAGGAGGTGGTGTTGAAGTAGCCCATGATATAAGTGCCGGCGTCTTCACCAGTGAAGTCGAAGCGGACCCAGACTGTCGGCTGACGGCCGGCCTGCACTTCATCGAAAATATATTTCGAGATGGCAATAGCGCCAACTTCAGTCGTCTTGTCTTTTTTACGGAACTCACCTTCTCCGGAGATGGTGACGTCCATATTGTTGACCAGGTTCTCAACCATACCTTTCGTATCGTCAGCCTCAGAGGTGACGGTATTCATGGAGTAGTCGAAGCCCTTGGTGGTCATGGCGCCGAGTCGCTTCCATTCGGAAAGCGCAGGAACCGTATCAGCACAGCCAAAAGCCATGCGGAGCACGGCCACCTTACCAATCAGCTTGCCGGTGTCATTAGCGCAGCCTTGCATGTATGCCTCTCAATTAAAAAAGGCCGCCATATGGCAGCCTGATGGGTGATTCTGACGATTATTCGCCGTATGTGCAGGATACGAGCAGCCGGGTTACTAACCGGCCCTCTTCGGTGGGGATCGGCGCCGGGACATTGCCGACAAGCCGTAGCGCGCCTACGCAATCATCGGCGCCGGATTGCGCGCTGATATACTCGACAATGGCGTTTACCGCGGCGTCCGCAGCATCGGGATTCGCCTTCGAGGAGATCACATCAACCATCACATACCAGTCGCCGCCGAGGTCAAAGGTGATATCGGTACCGCCGGAAGACCGGAACACGATGAACTGATCGGTATCTTTCCCGGTGTCGCGCCATTGCCGCCACTGGACCTTAAACCCCGCGGTAAGCCCCTCATCCACAAACAGGTCTTTGAGGCGCATGTACATGGGGGGCGTCATAGCGAAAGCTCCTTCTTCACCACCGCGTCAATCTGGCTGCGGGTATCTTCGAAGCCCTTCGTTAAGAACTCCTTACGGGCCGTTGCTCGCGTGAAGTTCTGCTTCACTGCCGGGTCGTGAACATAAACCGCATAGTTGGCGGAGTAACCAACGCGCCCGGTTACCCTGGTGCCGTTAGCCATGATTTCGCGGAACTGGCTGTTGATGAGCGTCGACGTATCGATCGGGGTGTAAAGCGCAGCCTGCGCACTGCCAATAAGCATCGCAGACTGGATTGCTCGCACGACTTTACGCCCTTGGACGTCTTTGATAATGCGATCTAGGTTGGCCTTGGCCTGGCGGATGCCGCGAACTTTAGCGCCCATAATCAGACTCCAGACGTAAAAAAGGCCGCCGTAGCGACCTTGTTTTGTGAATTATTGGGCTCGCCCATGGTTTTCATGGTAGCCATACTTAAATTCTGCTGACTTTCTTGCAGCAACAGCATCAATCAGGCTCTCATAATATCCGAGGTGAATCTGCCCACCCGCATGGTTAATCGAAGCAACCCAACGATTATCCCTTAAGCGCCAATGTACCCCGCAAACGCCAGAGATATTATTTTTATGCCTTGCCGAATTCCTTCCATTACCAACCCTGTCGACATCCCTTAAATTAATTAGGCGATTATCGTTTCTGACACCATTGATGTGGTCAATGAAGCCCTCTGGATAGGCTCTGTAAGATAGCGCCCAAGCTATACGATGAGCCTTCATAAGCCTACCTTGAATACCAATCTCTAAATATCCATTGATGTTCAAGCAACCTGCTTCTTTCCCGCAAAATCTAGAGTGCCAAGTATTGAATACCCTTTCGGTTGAAAAATGAATCCTTGGTCTAGGTTTCCAGGTAATAATTCCAGTTTTTGGGTTATAACTGAAACATTGATGTAAAAAATCGATATCAGGGTCATTAGCCATAACAAACCTCACAGTAGGTTTCACAGAGAGAGGTGCGCGGCAACAGAGTCTGTGTTCTCTGCTTTCGACTGGCCGGTCTAGCCGCGCCATTACATTTTATCACGCGCCGGTGATAATCGCATAATCGTCCTCCAGGCGCTCGAACGTATCAGCGAACTGGACGATCTGCCGAATCTCATCGGCCTCGTCCGGCGGAGCCGCATCTGTCGACGCGCCAATCAGGATGTAATCCCCCTCCCGCGCCGTTGCGTACTCGGTCCATATCGTGTTTTTAACAACGAGCTCCCGGCCAAGGTCACCGATTTTTGCAGAGAGACCACCCTGGTAGTCGCAGAGGATAGCGATCGGCGCTTCCCACCCATACGGCTGACCTCCGCCGTCGGTATCACTACCGTCAGCATCGCGTATGCGCCGCCAGATTGTCGCCGTCGCGGTGTATGACCAATTAGCTACCGAAGACATCAGTCATCCCTCCATCGCAGCACAACGGCGCCTGTGGCGCGTATGCGGTCGCAGTTAATGAACCACTCGCCGTCGCTCTTCACGTACGCCGTCGTTTGCTGGCCGGTATCGGTGATAACCCACACCCGGGTAAACGTCCGCGGCAGCCGTTGCTGAACTGAAACCCATGCCATTAACAGCCCCCGACC